AGCTCGAGCCCGAGGGCGACTGGTTCGTCTGGCTGATCCTCGCCGGCCGCGGCTGGGGCAAGTCCCGCACCGCCGCCGAGCTCATGGCCGAGAAGGCCCGGCGCTACCCCGGTTGCCGCATCGCCCTCGTCGCCCGCACCATCGGCGACACCCGCGACACCATGATCGAGGGTGACTCGGGGCTGCTCAACTGCTTCAAGCAGACCGAGCTCCGCGGCGGCAAGATCACCGGCGCGTGGAACCGCTCCCTCGGAGAGCTCTACCTCGAGAACGGCAGCAAGTTCTTCACCTACTCGGCGGAGAAGCCCTGGCAGCTCCGCGGCCCCCAGTTCCACTTCGCCTGGGGTGACGAGTCCTGCTTCTGGGCCGACGCCCACAAGGGCACCGCGGCCGACACCACGTGGTCCAACCTCACCATCGCCACCCGCCTCCCGCGCCGCGCCGACTGGCCGCTCGACTACGTCAGCCGCATCGTCGTCGCCACCACCCCGCGGCCCGTCGCCCTGCTTCGCGTCTCCGACACCAACCTCGCGACGCCCGGCCTAATGCAGCGCGACAACGTCATCGTCACCCGTGGCCGCACCGTCGACAACCTCGAGAACCTCAGCGACAGCTACAAGGCCAACGTCATCGCCCCGATGCTCGGCACGCAGCTCGGCCTGCAGGAGCTCGACGCCGAGATCCTCGAGAACCGCGACAACGCCCTGTGGAAGCGCGAGTGGCTCGAGGCCGACCGCCTCCCCCTCGAGGCCCGCAGGGACCTCGACCTCGTTCGCGTCGTCGTCGGCGTCGACCCCGCCGTCACCGAGGGCGAGACCAGCGACCTCACCGGCATCGTCGTCTGCGCCGCCGACCGTGAGGGCCACGGCTACGTCCTCGCCGACTACACCATGCGCGGCACCCCCAAGCAGTGCATGACCCGCGCCGTCGACGCCTACCACGAGTTCGAGGCCGACCGCATCGTCGCCGAGGTCAACAACGGCGGCGACTACATCGGCACCGTCGTCCGCACCATCGACAACAACGTCGCCTTCCGGTCCGTCCGCGCCAGCCGCGGCAAGAACACCCGCGCCGAGCCGGTCTCCGCCCTCTACGAGCAGCACCGCGTCCACCACGTCGGCATGTTCCCGCAGCTCGAGGACGAGATGTGCACGTGGGCCCCCGGCGACAAGGAGTCCCCAGACCGCATGGACGCCCTCGTCTGGGGCATGTACGACCTCAAGGACCTCATCGGCGGCTCCTGGCTCGACGCCTACGGCGTCATCAAGTGCGAGCGGTGCGACCGTCCCTTCACCAAGACGCTCGGCGGCAAGCCCCGCGACAAGTGCCCGTACTGCAGCGCCCCGGTCGAGGAGGCCGCGTGACCCAGCCCGCGCCGCTCCCCAACTTCTTCCAGGCCGTCTCACCCATCGGCTCGCAGTGGGCGCAGAGCTACCAGGTCACCAACGACGACGGCTCCCTCACCAACATCACCAACAAGGTGTTCGAGCTCGTCGTGCGCAACACCATCTCCAACGCCACGGTGTTCTCCGTCAACAACACCACCTCCACCACCTACGGCACCATCACGGTCACGAGCAGCACCGCCACCCTGCAGGTCGTGCTGACCCCCACCGCGACCAACCTGCTCACCGAGTACGGGGCCAACTACACCCTGTGGATGGACCAGAACCTCAGTGACGCCACGGCGCTCGTCGCCGGCGTCTTCTACGGCCGCACGGTCGCCCAACCCTAGAAGGGAGCGCGCGTGGTCAACGTCACCATCACCACGGCCGGCACCGCCGGCCCGCGGGGCAACGGCTGGCTGTCCGGCACCGGCGCACCCGCCAGCTCCCTCGGCTTCAACGGCGACTTCTACCTCGACACGACGAACCCGTCCGTGTTCTATGGCCCCAAGGCGAACGGCGCGTGGCCCGCACCCACGCAGTTCACCAGCCAGAAGAACAACCTCACCGCGGTCACGAACCCGGGAACCGGCAACGACGGCACTCAGGGCTACACCGTCGGCTCCATCTGGCTCAACACCCTCACCGCCGCCTACTTCGTCGCCGAGAGCGTCGCGACCGCCGCCGCGGTCTGGTACCAGGTCTATCAGCTCGGCACGACGGCCGGCACCGCCGCCGCCGGCAACGACACCCGGATCACCGGCGCCCTCCAGGCCGCGAACAACCTGAGCGACGTCGCCAACGCGGGCACCTCACGCACCAACCTCGGCCTCGGCGGGGCGGCGACCCTCAACGTCGGCACCACGGCCGGCACCGTGGCCGCCGGCAACGACGCGCGTCTCGTCAACGCCATCCAGGACACCACGGCCACGGCGAAGGGCGACCTGCTGGTCGCCACCGCGGCGAGCACCATCACCCGCGAGGCCGTCGGCACCGACACCTACGTTCTCACCGCCGACTCGGCGCAGACCACCGGCATCAAGTGGGCCGCACCCGCGGCCGGCGGCGCGACGTTCCCCCTGAGCGGCTACGGGCTGCTGACCGCCAGCGACGATCCCCTGCTCTTCCAGAACTCCTCCGCCCTCGCCAGCGGCACCGTGTTCGGCGCGCGCTGCTGGGTGCCGGCCAACACCGCCCTCTCCACCCTCGTCGCGGCGATCCGCACCGGCGGCACCTACTCGACGTCCACGGTGCCCAACCAGCTCGGCATCTACGACGACACGGGCGTCCAGCTTCACGCGTCCCCTAACGACAACAACCTGTGGAACGTCGCGGGGTGGACCAGCGGCGGCATCACCGCCGTGCCGGCGCAGGCGACCGGGCGGTTCGTCTACATCCTCTACATCCTCGGTGGCTTCACCGGCGTCAACGTGCCCTACGCCCTGGGCGCGAACGACTCCAACGCCCCGTACATGGGCCTCGGCGTCACCAACGCCGGCAACCGACGCGCGTTCTACCTCAACGGCCAGACCGCGCTGCCTGCGTCCTTCAACCCCACGACGGTGGGAACCAACACCGGCTTCGTGCCGCTCGTGGGAGCCTACTGATGACCCTGCCGCAGGGCGGCGGCGGCGCGCCGCAGTCACAGCTCGACCTCGCCGCGCTCGCCGCGGTCAGCAGCGCCCAGCGCCTGCTCACCGGGCAGCCCCGCCTGCCGGTGAGCCGCGAGGACCGCGAGGAGCTCGAGCAGGTCGCCGCCGACGGCGGCCTCTGCCGCTTCTGCGCCGGCATCCACGCCGGCGCCAGCACCCCGGCCTGCCCCCGCCTCGCGGCCGGCAAGCTCAACGGCGATGGGGACGTCGTCGAGTTCAGCTACTGGCAGTCCTGGGACGCGAGCCGCGTGGTCTACCCGGAGGACGTGGACGAGGAGGACGAGGTTGACCCCACGTGAGGAGCTGATGCTCAAGCTGCGTCTGATCAACGACGCGCAGGAGCGCGGCGCCACGTGGGCGGAGATCGCGGCGGCCCTGGGGTACGCGAGCGCCAAGGCGCTCAAGAACGAGGTGAAGGTGGCCGCGCGGCGGCTGCAGCGAGAGCTCTGGGCGGAGAACGAGGCGGGGGTTGCCGGTGGCGTCGACTAGATCCATCCTGCGCGCGGCGCGCTACTCACCCGGCGGCGCGCGGCCCACGCCCGCGCCTCAGGGATCGGGGATCTCCACCGGCTCCCTGTCGCCGGCGGTGGTCAGCTACGCGGAGCAGCACGGCTACGCCAACGCCTACGCCGGCTTCCTGCCGCGGCCACCGGCGACCTTCACGCAGGGCGCGTTCGGGCCGTTCAGCCCGATCCTGCCGGTTCCCGTCGATGAGCCCGACCCCGCGAGCGGTCGGGCCGACCCACGCCGCGAGGAGTACCGCGTCGGCTGGAACCTCCCGGTCGGCACGCCCGGCTCGGAGGGCCTCAAGCTCGCCAGCTTCAGCACGCTGCGCACCCTCGCCGACCTGTACTCCGTGGCCCGCGCCTGCATCCAGCTCCGCAAGTCGGAGATCCGGGGCCTCGAGTGGGACATCATGCCCACGCAGGAGGCAGCCAAGGCCAACCGCGGCGACAAGGCCTGGTTCAAGGACTTCGGTGAGCGCCGCGCCAAGGCCAAGAAGTTCTTCAAGCGCCCCGACCCGGACTACTACAGCTGGAGCACGTTCATCGACGCCTTCCTCGAGGAGGTGTTCGTCTTCGACGCGCTCTCGCTCTTCCTGCGACCGAAGCGCGGCCGCGGCATGGGAAAGGGCCTGCTCGGCAGCGACCTCGACAGCCTGAACCTGATCAGCGGCCCCACCATCCGACCGCTCTACGACATGCAGGGTGGCTTCCCGGCCCCGCCGGCCCCGGCCTACCAGCAGTACCTCTACGGCGTCCCCCGCAGCGACTTCATCAAGATGCTGACGGACATGGACATCCAGGACGGCGGCCTCCGAGGCAGCCAGGTCGCGCAGTTCCGTGGCGACCAGCTGCTGTACGTGCCCATGGTGCCCCGGCGGTGGACGCCGTACGGCTTCCCGCCCATCGAGCGCGCCATGATCCCCGTGCTGTCCGGCCTGCAGAAGCAGGGCTACCAGCTCGACTACTTCCGCGAGGGCACCGTCCCGGCCGTCTACATGTCGCCCGGCGACGAGAACATGACCCCCAACCAGATCCGCGAGCTGCAGGACGCCCTCAACGCGTTCGCCGGCGACCCCGCCTGGCACCACAAGATCATCGTGCTGCCGCCGGGCACGAAGGTCGAGCCGCAGCGCGGCGTGCAGCTCGCCGACGCGTTCGACGAGATCGTCATGACGCAGGTCTGCATGGCGTTCGACATCATGCCCATGGAGCTGGGCATCGCACCCAAGGTCAGCACCTCCATGTCGCCAGGCGCGTCGCATCAGATGGCCAAGATGGCCGAGAACGTGGGCGAGCGCAAGGCCACCAAGCCGACCCTGATGTTCATCGCGGACATCATCAACAACATCCTCGAATACGTCTGCGGCCAGGACGACATGCAGTTCGTCTTCGAGGGCCTCGAGGCGGAGGAGGACCAGTCCCTCCTCACCGACCTGCTCATCAAGCAGGTTGAGAACGGCCTGCGCAGCGTCGACGAGGCCCGGGACGAGCTCAACCTGCAGCCTTGGGGCCTGCCGGAGACCAGCGGCCCGGTCTTCCTCAGCAAGAACGGCCCCGTGCCGTTCGGCATGGCGACCGCCGCCGTTCCCGGGACCGTTCCGGGAGCCACGCCCGGCAGCCCGGCTCCCACGCCTCCCGGCCAGCTCGCGCTCCCCGGCGTCCAGCCCAAGCTGCCGGTCACCGCGGCCGGCACCGGTGAGATCCAGAACACCGGCCAGGGCAGCGTTCCCACGCAGCCGACGCCGAGCCCGCACGTCGAGACACCCGGGCACGCGGCGGCCACCGGCGCGGGCAACGCGCCATCCCGCTCCGCGACCGGCAAGAAGCCGACCGCCGCGCCCGCCAAGGTGGCAGACGCGGCGGCCCTGGAGAAGGCCGCGAGCAGCGAGCTCGAGGCCCTGAGTCGGCACGTGAAGAAGGGTCGACAGGTCAGTTCCTGGGTTCCACGCAACGTCAACCCCGACGCGCTGGCTCGCATCAGCCAGCACATGGCGGAGGGTCTCGAGGTCGATGACGCGATCCGGGTCGTCAAGGCCACGCGACGAGTGATCAGTCTCAACGGCCAGGAGTCGTGGATCGACTCACGCGTTCCTCAGGCCGCGGCCGGCGGTGGCGGCCGGTCACCCGTCAGGCACCTCGGTGATGGGACGGAGGTTCCCGGCGGGGTGCCGTCGAGCACGGCTGGGGGTGAGCCCCCGCGGTGGGTTCCGTCGCAGCCGCCCAACGGCTACATGGGTGGCTTCTACGACGGGTCAGATCACTCTCAAGCGCATCACCCCTCCGGTGGTCACGATGACCGGGTACCCCTCACCCATGGTCACCAAACGGACGTCGACGTTCAGCCTCCACGCTATCCAAGTTCAGGCACCGGTGGCTGGCCACAAGGTGGCGTTGGCACGGGTCGGTCGTCGGTAGGCGAGCCGCCGGGCGACGCGAACGACCGCGGCCGCGCGCCCAACGTCGGCGACCTCGGCAAGCGCGTCAAGGTGTCCAAGGAGTCGGTTCACTACCGGCCAGCGGCGAGCCGCGCTCGATCCTGCGGCACCTGCGTGATGTTCCACCTCGACACGCACTCGTGCGACCTCGTGTCGGGCTCGATCGACTTGATCGACGTGTGCGACCGGTGGGAGGGCCGCACCGCGACCAAGGGAGCCTGCGTCGCCGCCGGCCTCGCGGTCCGCGCCGCTGACACCGGCCGCGTGCTCATGCTGCAGCGCGGCCTGACCGACGACGATCCCGCGGCCGGCTCCTGGGAGTTCCCCGGTGGCTGCCTCGAGCCCGGTGAGCAGCCCCGCAGCGCCGCCATCCGCGAGTGGCAGGAGGAGACCGGGTGCGTCCTTCCGGTCGGCCGCTTCGTGCCCGGCTGGGGCACGGAGAGCGGCCGGTGGCTAGGCTTCGTCTACGAGGTCGACCACGAGACCGACGTGCCGATCTTCGACGGCCGCGACCGCGTCACCAACCCGGATGACCCCGACGGGGACCAGGTGGAGGCGCTCGCGTGGTGGGACCCGACGCACCTCGTCGACAACCCGTCGGTTCGCGCCGAGCTCCGGGCTGACCTGCAGCTCGTGCTCAACGCCCTGAGCCGGCCGGCGAGCGAGGGAACGCGCGCCGCGACCGCCGACGAGGTCGCGGCCCTGATGAGCCAAAACTTCAGCGACGAGGGCTACGCGTGGGTCGACGACGCGACCTGGGTGGGGCCCCTCAACGTCCCCACCAGCCTCATCGACTTCAGCAACGAGCCGCGGTGGGCCGCGCACCACGAGGACGCCGCCGTGGACCGCTTCGAGGCCAAGCTGCGCGCCGGCGAGCCGACCCACCCCGCCATCCTCGTCGACACCCCCGGTGACCCCAAGCTCAAGGTCGTCGACGGCCACCACCGCGCCCTGGCCGCCCAGCGCCTGGGCAAGCCGCTGACCGCGTACGTCGGTCGGGTCCCGACCGTGGTCGGGCCGTGGGACGAGGCTCACTCGTTCCAGCTGAATCACGGCGACGATCACCTCAACAAGACGACCGACTGACCGACGAAAGGAAGCCCGTGTGGCCGCGACCCTCACCCCCGACGGCGAGCTGACCTACTTCTCGTTCCCCATCGAGAAGACCGAGGAGACGAGCGACGGCGACCTCATCGTCTACGGCAAGGCCACCGACGGCACCGTCGACTCCGACCTCCAGATCGTCGACCAGGACTGGTCAGCCAAGGCCATCCACGAGTGGCTCGACACCGGCGGCAACCTGCGGGTGCAGCACCAGGCCCGCCGCGATCCCGCCGGCAAGGGCCTCGAGGTGGAGGCCACGCCCGACGGCCACTGGGTCAAGTCCCTCGTCGTGGAGCCCGTGGCGAAGGAGCTCGTCCGCAAGGGCGTCCTCACCTGCTACTCGGTTGGCATCACCCACCCGGACATCGTGCCGGACCCGACCGGCAAGGCCATGAACGGCATCATCCGCGGTCGCCGTGACGGCCTCACCAAGATCAGCGAGATCTCGCTGGTCGACCGCGGCAGCAACTTCAACTCGAAGTTCCAGCTCGTCAAGGCCGCCGGCGATTCGGGTCAGCCCGAGGACGTGGGCCAGCTGATCCTCGACGACGCGCTCGCGGGAGAGATCGTGAAGGCAGCCGGCGCCGCCCTCGCCGCCGACCGGGTCACGCCGGCCGACGTGGCCAAGGCGCTCACCGGCCACGAGGGGGTCGCCAAGCGCAAGGTGGACCCCAACGTCGGCGGCGGCACCGACCGCGACAAGATCCCCGCCGAGGACTTCGCCGGCAACGATCGCTCCTTCCCCATCGTCACGCCACAGGATGTTCACGACGCCGCGCTGTCGATCGGACGGGCCGGGGCCGACAACAAGTCCCCGGAGGGGCTGAAGAGCAGCATCATCCGCATCGCACGGCGCAAGGGTGCCGCCTTCGTGGCCCGGCTCCCCGAGAGCTGGAAGAAGGAGCTGGGCATGGGCGACAGCGAGAAGGTCGTCGACGTCGAGGTGGTTGAGGACGCCGAGGAGAAGACGGTCGACGTCGAGACCGAGAGCGACGCCGAGGCGAAGACCGAGGAGCCGGACGAGGTCAAGGCCGGCTCCACCGGCGGCGGCAGCGGCGAGAGCGGCGGCAGCGCCGGCGGTGGGGCCGCTGGTGGCGGCACGGCCGGCGGCGGCTCGAGCGGCGCGACCGACAAGGCCGACGCGGACGGCGACGAGGACGACAAGTGCGACGACGGCATGAAGGCCGCCGAGCCGACCATCGAGAAGGTCGTCACCGTCGAGAAGAAGGACAAGGTCATGTGCCCCGGCTGCGGGGCGAACCTGCACGCCGAGCACAACTTCTGCCCCGAGTGCGGCGGCAAGCTCAAGGGCGCGCTCGCAATCAAGAAGAACCACGACTTCACGTGCCTCGGCTGCGGCTACCAGCTCGACAAGGGTGAGAAGTACTGCCCCAGCTGCGGCAAGGCCCACCCCGGCTACCTGCCGGAGGCGGATTCCAAGGTCAAGACCGTCGAGGTTCAGGTTCAGGGCTCCAGCGTGAGCGAGGCCGACCTCCAGGAGGCCGCGGCCAAGGCCGCGAGGAAGGCGCGCAAGGCCGCGGCCAAGGCCGACGTGGTCAAGAAGCCCACGCCCACCGACGGCGTCGAGGAGACCGAGGACGCCGACCCGGTGCCGGAGCACCGCGAGCCCGACGGCCCCGTGATCGAGGCGTTCGAGCGCGACGCCAAGGTTCCCACCGTCCCGGACTCGTCCGTGAAGGCCGCCGACCTCATCTTCCCGGATGACCCCGAGGGGTCCGCCGCGATGCGGCTCAAGATGCTGAACGTGCCCGTGGACTACGGCACGCTCCACGACCTGACCTGCCCGTGCTTCCACCCGGACGACGTCGCGAAGAGCTACCCGCGCTACGACCTGTCCAGCCTCGACCCGAACCACTGGCAGCGCAAGGCCTTCGAGCTCGCCGCGTCCGCCCCGCTCGACCAGGCCCGCAAGGCCAACGAGCTGTGGCAGCACGTGACCCTCCTGAAGGGCACCGACCCGCGCTACCTGCTCGAGGCGCGGTCGGACCTCTACAAGGAGTTCCGGGACGCGAACCCCGGCCCGGGCACGTTCCCGACCCCCGGCTCGATCAACGGCCGCTCCTACAACCGGCCGGTCATCACCGCCGGCCACGAGGCGGCCTCCCCGGGCCACGCGGGTCCCAACACCGCGCCCGACCCGTTCGGGTCCATCAGCGCGAGCCAGTACGGCCGCGGCTACCTCACCGGCGGCCACGCGGCGGAGGCCCCGTCCAGCTCCGGCGAGCCGATGCGGCCGGTCAGCGCCCCGTCCGTCACCGGCGTCCCCACCCGGACCTACTACACCAACGCCATGCGCGACAACGCCCGGCAGGCCATGCTGGCCATGCACGACCACATCGCGCAGACCTTCCCCGACCTGTGCCCGGCCGCGCCCGACGGCAGCCCGTACGGCAACGGCGGCCTGCCCGGCTCCCGCCCGGTGCCCACCGGCGTCGGCATGCCAGCCCCGCACGGCCCCGGCGCGGCCAAGGCCGCGAAGAAGGCCAAGAAGGCCAAGACCGTCGAGCCGCCGACCGTCACCGAGACGCTCGAGACGACCTACGGCAAGGAGACCTCGGCCGAGGTCGTGAAGGCGGCGACGCTCGACGTGGACGTCGTGCAGAGCCTCATCAACAAGGCGGTCGCCGACGCGACCGCCGCCCACCTCACCGAGGTCACCGACCTCAAGAAGACCATCAAGAAGATGCGCAAGCAGGTCGAGGAGCTCGCCGCGCAGCCGGACCCGGCGGGTCCCTACCGCGGCGTCGCCTTCGACCAGCTGACCAAGAGCGCGGCCGCACCGGAGGTGCTGCCGTCCGTGAGTCGCGTGGAGCGCGCTCAGGAGTCCGTGTTCCAGGCCCTGCACGAGCAGTGGCGGAACAACCCCGACCCGATGCAGCGGGAAGTTGCGTGGCGGGAGCTCAAGAAGATGACCGGCTTCACCAAGTAAGGCACCAACCCGCTGCTTTCGGAAGGAACCACCGTGGCTGCACTCCTCGAGGGCGCCGACACCCAGACCCCCGCCGACATGAGCGAGCTCAAGGCGGGCCTGCAGGAGTCCGTGTCCCGCTGCAACACCACCGGCGACGCCATCAAGGCCCAGCTGCCCAACCTGGTGAAGGGCGCCGGCCTCGCCACCATCGGCTCCAACAAGCCGCTGGAGGACCAGGCCGACATCACCTACCGCGCCCACCAGGCCGCCCTGGACCTGCGCACCGCCACCATGCAGGGCTACACGAACCGCCAGTCGGTCGTGAAGTCCATGAACCAGGGCTTCCTCAACCAGTTCGGCAACCTGAAGACCGCCCTGACCCAGCCGTCCATCGGCGAGCAGATCGGCCAGCTCCTGCAGGGCATCCCCGGCGCCGACAAGTCGTTCACCGCCGGCAACCTGGGCATCGGCTCGATCTACGGCCTCGTGCCGTTCGACCTGCTCGCCCCGTCGCGGCTGATCTACCCGGTCTACACCCTGTACCGCAACAAGTTCCCGCGCCCGGCGGGCCAGGGCCTCAGCCGGATCGAGCGCGTGTTCACCGGCATCAGCGGCTCGCAGACCGGCGGGCAGGGCGTGCTCGACATCTCCATTGACGAGCTCGTCACCTCCGGTGGCTCGTTCAGCTCCTGGCCGCTGAACCTGCCGCCCTCGGGTAGCCAGACCGAGGTCACGCTCAACGTGCCCTACCGGTTCTTCGGCATCACCGAGCAGCTGTCCTGGCTCGCCCAGTTCAGCGGCCAGGGCTTCGAGGACGTCTCCGCGCTCGCCAACCTCATCCTCCTGCAGGAGATGATGCTCGGCGAGGAGTACCAGATGATCGCCGGCACGTCGGTCAACCTGGCCGTCCCGGCCGCGCCGACCCTGACCCTGCGCACCGCCGGCTCCAACGAGACCGCGTTCACCACGGGCACCCTGACCGTCGAGGTCACCGCCGGCAACTACTGGGGTGAGACCGCCCCGTCCGTCGCCAGCAACAGCGTCACCGTCGGCGCCGGCCAGGTCGTAGACGTCACCATCCCGACCGTCGCGGGCGCCCTGTTCACCAACATCTACACCAACAACGCCAGCGCCGGCTACTTCCTGCAGCAGGCGCAGGTCGGCGGCACCCGCTTCACCTTGCAGGGCACCGCCGCGACGACCGGCGCCGTGCCGGCCGCCGACACCGGCACCGGCAAGGGCACCCGCATGGAGGGAGTCATCCCGACCCTGGCGGGCGTGTCGGCCACCGCCGGCATCTACCCGTCCGGCTGGCAGGGCGGCTACGTCAACAACGCGGTCGGCACCACGCTGAATTACAACGTCATCAACACCACGCTGAAGGCGCTGTGGGACAGCTCGTCCAACAACCCGGGCGCGTTCAAGGCCGACCCGGCGGAGCTGCTCAGCTCCGCGACCGACATCGCGAACCTGTCCGACGACGTCATCGCCCAGGGCTCCGCCACCAACTACCGGCTGTTCATCCAACAGTCGGAGACCGGCGGCATCCAGACCGGCGCCGCCGTCGACGAGTTCCGCAACCCGTTCACCCGGTCGATCATGAAGATGGTCGTGCACCCCTGGTACAAGCAGGGCAACGCCGACCTGATGACCTACCAGCTCCCCCAGACGTGGACGAACGTCGCCAACGCGTGGGAGATGACCACGGTCCAGGACTACGTGTCCATCGCGTGGCCGGTGATCGACGCCACCTTCCGCTACAGCATCTTCCTGTACGGGGCCATGGTGGCGCACGCGCCGCAGTACTCGGCACACCTCGCCGGCCTGCAGAAGACCAACACCACCCCCTACACGTGATCGGCCGCGCGGCGGCTCACCGAGCCGCCGCGCCCCGTCGACCCTCGTCCGCGAAAGGACCGAAGTGGCCATCTTCGAGGGGGACTACCCCCAGCTTCAGAACACCACCATCACCACGTCCGGCGGCACCCAGGTGTTCGCGACCTCCGGCTCGGCCGTCAGCCACGCCGGCGGCACCTACACCTGGAACTTCATCAGCTCCACGGTCGCCAACCAGGCGTACACCGTCCTCAACCAGGGGCCGAGCGTCGCCTACGTCGGCACCAACTCGGGCATGACCGCCCCGACCGCCGGCGTCCTGCTCAACGCCGGCGAGCAGCTCACCGTCCAGGGCCGGGTGCAGAACCTGTACGCGGCCGTCGCCAACGGCGGCAGCGCGACGATCCTGGCCGCGCTGGCGTCCAACCCGTCGGTGGTGTGACGTGGCGAGCCGTTCCATCTACACGCCCGTGGGAGCGGCAGCCGTCCAGGTCTACACTCCCGCCAGCGTCGGCCGGCCGCACGTCGTCATCCACAACACCGGCCCCGCCACCGTGTACGTCGGCGGCGTCGGCGTGACGGCGACCAGCGGCCTGGCGGTGCCCCCGCTGAACGAGGTCAACTTCGCCAACGGCGTCAACGCCATCTACGCGGCCGCCGGCGGCGTCACCGTCAGCGGCACGGCGGTGACCAACCTGACCGCAGCGACCACCGGCGGCAGCACCAGCAACCTGTCCGTCGGCACCACCGCGAACTTCGCGGTGGGCAACCTCGTCCAGGTCGGCACCGGCAACACCGCCGAGGTCGGCACCATCGCGTCGTTCCCGGACAGCACCCACATCACCCTGAGCGCCGCGGTCGTCTACGACCACCGGGCGGGGGCGCAGGTAGCCACGGTGACCGGGACGGCGACGGCGACGGTGAAGACCGTCGCCGGCACGTCCTAGCATCACGACACCTCGATAACAGCGCGGCGACGCTCGGCCTTCAACGTGCTGGTAGTAGATATAGTGACGCCAGGGGGAGAGCCGTCTCTCCGTCCCGAGCGGGAGGCGTCGAGTGCCAGCACCTGAGGGGCCGGGCGTCGCCGGCCAGGTGATCAACCTCGTCTGCGTGAGGGTGGCGTGGCGTGGCCACGTCATCCCCAGCGTCGAGCAGCCGTTCCACGTCATCGAGGTCAACCCCGAGCCGGCGCACCCCAAGGGCCGCAAGGGCCTCGTCCTCGCGTCCGCGTGGCGCCAGATGGCGACCCCGCAGGACGTGGGGATGCTCCTGCTCGATGGCGACGTCGCGATCGAGCCTACCGACCTCGGAACGATGATCCAGCACGTCGGGTCCGACCCCACCGTCGTGTGGACCGCCCCGACGCGGATCTGGCCACGGTCCACCCACCTGCCGAGTTGGGTGTGGAGCCACCGCCGCGAGCCCGAGCCGAACGCCACCATCGAGCAGGCGATGAAGCTGTGGCAGACCGACGTGGATGACCCCGAGTGGTTCACGTTCTGCTTCACGTACCTGCCGCGGCGGCTCATCGACGCGGCCGTCACGGACGGCCTCAAGGAGTGGCACTACCCGTACGTGGACCTCAACGTGCACCGCCTGGCCAAGCGCCTCGCGGTGCCGGTCCGGGTCGTGCGGGGCGACTGCCACCCAAAGCACATCAACTTCTAGCGGAGAATTGAGGGCGGCGATGGCTCAGGTGACCGCGAAGGTCAAGTGCACCAGCAAGAAGATCTGGGGGAGCGAGGGCGCCTCGTTCGAGTTCGGCGTCGACTACGCCGACGGCCGCAACCGGGAGTGGGCGCAGGCCACGCCGACGCTGTCCGTGAGCATCTCCGTCAAGAACGCGGACCAGTTCGAGGTCGGCAAGCCCTACACCCTCACGTTCACCCCGGACGACGAGGCCTGAGCCGTGGGCGTCCGCGTCAACCTCCCTCCCGGGTGCGAGGGCTTCAACATGCAGGACGGCACCCGCTACGCCGGCAAGTCCGGCGGCACCGTCGAGGTCGCCGAGCGGCACGCGACCGCGGTCCAGCGCCAGATCGGCGGCGATGCCGGCCTCGCGTTCGCCGGCTTCCGCGGCTTCCTCGGCACCAAGAGAGGGCGCTGGTGTGCCGCCTGCTGCCGGATGTGGAACGCGTGGAGCCGCAGCTGCCCGCGTTGCGGTGAGGACACGGTCGAGGAGGACGAGGCGTGAGCAACACCTTCAACATCAGCGCGTCCGGCAGCTTCACGCTGCAGACCGCTGGGAACGTCGTGCTCAGCCGGGTCATCATCAACAACGCCGGCGCCGCGGCCGGGTCCACGATCACGATCTACGACTCACCGACCGCCTCCGGCACGGTTCTCGCCACCCTGCACGCCTCAGCGGTCAGCACCCAGCAGTCCTATGAATACGGCAGCACGCTCCAGCACGGGCTAACCGTCGTGAACGGCAACCCCGCGAGCGACATCACCGTGATCGTCAACCCCGCCCCCACCAACGCCGTCGACGAGGTCAGCTAGTGACCGCGCCGGTCTATCCCACGGATCCCGGCAGTCGTGGCGAGCTGACCGTCCTCGAGGACGGCTCCTGGTGGCAGTGGGTCAAGTTCAGCTGGGAGCGCGAGGGCCGGTGGGTTAAGCTGCCGAGCCCCGTTCGGGACGCGGAGGGTCGTCGGTGACCAAGGTCTTTGGCTGGCTCTGCGACCACAGCGGCTGCGGCTACTACCGCGTCAAGCAGCCGTTCAACGCGCTCAAGGCCAAGGGACACGACGTCAGCTGCGACGGCAACATGCCATCTGACGTCGCCCTCGGCGCCGCCGACGTCGTCATCGCCCAGCGCGTCGTCCTGCCCGGCCCCAGCGAGTGGATCCAGAAGGTCGCCCGAAAGGGCCACACCAAGGTCGTCCTCGAGTTCGACGACGACCTGTGGAACATCGAGGGCACCAGCCCCATCGCCCATGGCTTCTTCAACCTCGAGATGCAGGACCGGGCCAGACAGAACCTCGCCGTGGCCGACCTCGTCACGACCACGACCGACCACCTCGCGAACCGCCTCAGCGAGTACACGACCGCCCCGATCGAGGTGATCCCCAACCACGTCTCCAGCTGGCTCGTCGACCACGAGCCCGAGCGTGCCGCGGATGTCACCACGATCGGCTGGGCCGGCAGCGCCACCCACCTCGGTGACTGGGCCGAGCTCAGCAGCGAGCTCCGACGGTTCCTGCAGCGCAACCAAGGCGTGGAGCTGCACACCATGGGTGTCGACCTCGCCACCAGGTGGCCCAAGACCCGACACACGGGGTGGCACAACGGCATCGACGACTACCTGCGGGCGATCGACTTCCACATCGGGCTAGCTCCCCTGCGGCCCTCCCTCTTCAATAAGTCCAAGTCGGCCTTGAAGGCGATGGAGTACGGCGCGCTCGGCATCCCCGTCGTCGCGTCGAACTGCGGCCCCTACGCCGACTACGTGCGGCACGGCGAGACCGGCTTCCTGGTTGATCGCCCCCACGAGTGGCCGATCTACCTGCGGCAGCTCCTGGAGGACCGCGACCTCCGCGAGGAGATGGGCCGCAAGGCCCGGAGCCACGTCACGTCAACCAGCCTCATCGAGGACAACCTGTGGCGGTGGGAGAGGGTGCTGGAGCTGTGAGCAAGCGAGCGCTGGTCACCGGCCACCTCGGCTTCATCGGCCGGCACGTGCTGCGTCGCCTGAGCTCGCTCGGTTACTCGGTCACCGGCTTCGACGTGCGCGACGAGAACGGGCCGATCGACGCCCGCGACTTCTTCCGCCTCAACGCCAGGCGCTACGACCTCGTCGTGCACTGCGCCGCCGTCGTCGGCGGCCGCGTGAAGATCGACGGCGCGCCCCTCGAGGTCGCCGTCGACCTCGCGATCGACGCGGAGCTCTTTCAGTGGGCTCACCGCACGAGGCCCGGCGCGCTCGTCTATTTCAGCAGCTCCGCCGCGTACCCGGTCGACCTGCAGGACACCGCCGATCCCAAGCTGCGCTACGCCGACTCTCTGCGTGAGTGCGAGCTCAGCATCCGCGGCAACTCCCTGCTCGGCATGCCCGACCAGACGTACGGGTGGACGAAGGTGACCGGCGAGCTTCTCGCTCACCACTACGCCGCCGCGGGTGGCCGGGTCCACGTGCTGCGGCCGTTCAGCGGCTACGGCACCGATCAGGACACCGCGTACCCCTTCCCCGCATTCGTGCAGCGCGCCCTGCGCCGTGACGACCCGTTCGAGATCTGGGGCGACGGCGAGCAGATGATGAGCC